GGATTAGCGTCCTAGAGCTATTCAAAATTCCCTCGAAGTTGGAATGCCGCAGATAATTCAGCCTATGTTCTTCTAAGTGATTAAGTCTATTATGACCGGATTCATTCAAGGTCTAACTAAGAAAAAGCATAAGTAAATCTTGAGAAAGTACGTTCATACTGGAATGAGAGCAGTTTCAAAAGATGGCAGTGCTTTTTAGGGCAATCAGAAAAGAGCTCCAAGAGAATTATTGTTCAAAATGTTTCATCCATTTTTGTAAAAGATCTTCGTAGCACTAATTTAAACATGGAAGGCTAAAAATCCTAATTTGTTTTCACTTGACATATAATAGTATAAGAAGAATTTCAAATTTAGCCTCACTAATATGTAAAATTTTAGTGTCTTCTTTTGCCCAGGCATTTCGTTATAGTATACTTAATAATTGCGACAAGTAAAAAGAATGAGTTCATATCATATTTACAATGAGTGCGATGTTGCAATTATTCCTTTCATCGGAGGTACACCGTCTGGAGATGCTTTGGGAACTACTCTATGTAACACAATGTTGTCATTGATGTATTAAATTTTGTACCTTGTGGAAATAGGCGTTGAAGATCCTTGGGATTTCGAATAGTGCAAGCGTCAAGGTATATTTTATCAAGCTGCTGGTGACGATACTTGTGTTCATATGTAGTAGAAGTGGGTTGCACCGTATTTGAATGTCCTTGATCAACGAGTGGCTAAAAAGAAAAATCAGTAAAAGGCTATTGGTCTAGGACAAGTAGTGAAATTCTAGTAGATTAGAGTTGGAGACTTCGATTAATTTGATTTCTGTTCAAAACTTATTTATAGTGATGGTACCATATAAGGTCTGCAAATGTTCAGGAATCCGATTAAAACGTTGACAACGAAGCAATTTTATATCAACAAAAATGCTAAAATCTATAAGAACCCATGTATTCATCCGCTTGCATTGTATATGGGGATTAAAAGTTAGAAATTTTCAATGTTGGTATAAGAAATAATGAGATGGCGAATTAGCAATTGTCTATAGAAAGCTGCTTATAAAAGGAAGAAATAAGCGAGTATAATTGCAGCATCTGTAAAGAAAAAGAGTTTCTTCGAAAAGTCAAGATAATTGCTAGCGAAACGATTTGCGAATAGTGACACCTTGGCCGATGATAATATAGATAACCCAATCATCGAAATAACTTAATAGTAATTGTAGTACATCGATTAAAAAGTTATGTTTGCCTATGTTGAAGAATAAGGTGGTTACTAATGTTAAGCGTAGATAAATGATATGCTCGGGATTTCAATACGTGATCTGTACCATTTAAGTATGGCGTCAACTATCAACCTTTGTGACATTAATGGTAACAGGAGAGCTGTCAAATTCAGAAGGAAGAATTCTAGATTGTTGAACAAGACAGCAGTAACTCCCGAGACTTCCAACAAAAAGAGTAAGGCTTCTAAGAAAAATATTGCTCAGAAACGAATTAATGCCTTACTATCAGTGTATTCAAAATTCAAAAAGACGGATCAAATACTTAGATGTCTGCGCAATGAATACACTTCTGATTTGAGTGAATGGGTTACACTCAAATCCTTCCCTCCGAACGACATCAACGGAGGTTCCGCTACAGGTGAATTGGTTGATTGATGCACGGTGTTCAATTAACTAATCCTTCTTGATTACAACTGTCACGGACAGCTGTGAATCATGAAGAGCCTCTCTGACTCAAAAATCCCTCGAGCAAGGGTACCATGGGACGTGATGTGAGTAGCGGACATCACGG